TTGAGTTACTGTGCCAAAAGCACTAGCCGAATAACCTATCGTGCTAGTGCAAACAATATTGGTGGCTTCCACGCGAGTAGCACCAATAATGTCTTGATCTTCGTACGCTACCCCAATTGGTTTGGTATTTGCCATGCTATTTTTTCTTTGCTGTTTTAGCTGCTTGTTTAAAGTCTTTGGCAGTTGGAGCGCCTTTTGCGCCTACAGGACGCATTTTTTCCTTGCTACCAGCTGCGATACGAGCTTGTTTTGCATGAATATTGGCATAAAGTCCAGGTTTAGTTGCCATGATCAACACTTCCATCGTTTAAGGGCTGCCTTGGCGCGTTCGCCATCTTTGGCGTTAGCGGCTACTGCGCCCATTCTTGCACAAAATGAATCCTTGCGACCTTGGTCTGCTTTGGTTTTTGGATTAGGCGCTGGCGCTTTTAGATTGCTACCAGTTTCACGGTTGTATTTCTCACGCCCTTTGGCAGTCAACCCTGCGCCCTTAGACACTGGGAGTTTTTCGCCTCGTCCTACTGACAAAGAAACGCTCTTTTTTGCCATATCTAAGCACCCATCCAACTTGTTGATACTGAACTGCCTTGTGCGTTGATGCGGTGAGTAGGTTCAGTGTACTCTCTGTGTGCTACAGGAAAAGCGAAAGTGACAGCGATAGCATCGGCAGCGTCTGGTGAAGCCAACCCTCGTGCTTTCATCTCTTTCTTTCCCTCTAAAAATATCGTGCCAGATGAATTGGGCTTCTTTGTTGGCCCAGTTAAATCAGCTTTTAGTTGTCTATCAGACGGAATACTAGCAGATTTTAACCAGTTTCGCATGTCGTTCCACATTTCTGCGCGTTTATTTCCAAATGCTTGCGAGTGTTTTGCTTTGTTTCCAAAGTTAACACCACGCACTTTGTATCTCTGCTCTGTCAGTCGATCAAGAATTCCATATCCAAGACCACCTTCGTCAATGACTGTGAGTGCAGGCTTATATTCCTCTATTGCGTCAATGACTCTGCCAACAATTTCCATTGTGTCTTCGCCCTTATATCGCTTAATCGCCACAATATCTCGCCCTTGTCTGACAGCAATAACGGTAGAGTCTGCGCCACCACGGGCAGGGTCAACTCCCACAATGGTAGGGGCGGTTAAGTCTTTCCACTTTTCCCTTTTCATTGCGTCATCCACAATCATTGGGCTAATGAACTGGTCTTCGCCTGCGGATGGGAATTCCCCATAAACCTCGACTTTGGCTTGGCTTGAATCCTCTCCATATTCGGCAATGATTTGTTGATAGACAGACTTGTCGGTATCTTCCACCGTTCTAGCGTCAACAATCTTAGATGTCCAAAAGTCTCGTTTGGCATGGAAGCACTCAAAGAAGTAGCCCTCATTCCTACGCGGATTGGAGAAAGCAAACCAGTATCTGTCTGGTGTGTTCTCGGTAAAGAAGCCTGCACCCACCTCCCAGATAGGGTTAGGGATACCGCTAGATTCGTCAAAGATCAGCATCATGCCGTCTTGGTTGTGGACACCAGCGTAAGAGTCGGGGTTTTCTGCTGACCAGAGTTTGCCCTCACAAGACCAGTAACGAGTGCCTTTTTTAAGATCGCGCTCAACAAGTTCTGTTAACCATTGGGCAGGGATTAACTTTGTCGCTGAAATCTCCCACCAATGACTATTGATCAGCATGGCAGCCCATTTAGTCAATTCAGCCCATGTGACCGAGCGCAACTGATTTTCAGAGTTAGCCGATACCACCACCGATCCACCGATACGGGTAGTCAGCATCCACAGAATAAGCCAAGATACTAAGGCAGACTTACCGATACCGCGCCCAGAGGAGACAGCCATACGGATAGTGTCGTAATCAACTAAGCCTTTTTGCTTTTTAATGTGGGCGGTTATATCTCTCAAAACTTCCCGTTGCCATTTCCTCGGACCAGAGAACTTAGCCAAAGGCGTATTCTTCTGCCCCCAAGGGAATGCAAACAAAACAAAGGCCTCTGGATCATCTGAGATGGTAGGAGACCAAAGCTCCACCATCAGTTTTTGTTCTTCTTCAGACTTGTAAATGGGCAGTTGCATGAGGCAATCTTAATTTAAAAAAAAATAATAAAAAATTGTGTGCGGGTGCACCGTTCCTGTGACCTTTCCTCGTCGGTCCTCCCCCCCCCTTCGGTCTGGATGGTGGATGGGCATAGGGCGCTTGGGTCATTTATCCACAGAGCCATCGCCTAGTTGTCCACAATCGGTAGGATTTCCCTCACCTTATTCACAATCTTGCTTACAAACCTGTGCATAACCGCTAAAGAACTTTACATAATGAACATAGTGTGAAGTAGCCATACGCTTTAGTTCTCGTTCTTTACCTCAATGTCAGTCACATTGCTTCTGTCGTAACTTACCCTAGCCTGTGCCTCGTTGATGGCGTCTATCACGCTGATACGCTGGTCTACCACGCTGACATCTATCCTGTCACCATAGGTTCTAGGCTTGAGCTTACTGGCTACCCACTTCCTAGCGTCTACCTGTAGCCTCTTCTGCTGCACCCAAGCGCTTGCCTCTGGTCCTCGTAAGCCTTCTGGCATTACAGCGTCTGATAGCTCAATGATCTCGTCTGCCAGCTTATCAGCCCTGTCTTGCACCGCCTTGTCGTAAGCAACGCGAAGCTGCTCATTGCTTCTCAGCATCTCTTGGAAGGTTGTCCAAGGAGGCATACCAGGTTCTTTCAGCACCGTAGACAAGCTCTTGCCTGCCGACATACGCGCTAACACCTCGCCCCAAACTGGGCTTTCCTCTGGCCATTTAACTGGTCTGCCCATCACAGCACCAGTCTTAGTGATCTTCTCAGCTAGTTTCTTCATTTGCGCGTGTGCGTATTAATGCGAAAAGTTCTCGTTAGCATTCTCATCCCCATTTTGTTTTCTTTGTGTTTCTTCGTAAAAAAGCGTAGAAGCGTCAATCCTGTCTTGATCACTCCTACCTAAACTTGGCAACTGCTCTTACCAATCTCTCTTCTACTATCCTCTACGTAATCCCAATACCGTTCTGCCTTACTAATGCTTTTTTACTACTATCATTGGGAGTCGATAACCGTTCACATAAAGCAGTGTTCTGTACCCGCACAACACAATTAGTTTAAGTACAAAAGGCGCTAACCCTTTTTCGGTTACCAACACAGATAGAGACCTTATCCCTATTTGTCTTGGCATTTTATCCCTCTCTTTTCTAACTCTACCAAAGTTTTGGCATGTGCGTTATCCCACATCATCTGCCTTTCCTCTTTCGATAAGCACATCCCTTGATCCAGTTCGGCATGGCAAGAATAACAAAGCGCTGCCGTGAATTCATCACTTGCCTTAATTCCCCTTCCCTTGCCGTGTTTTGCCCAGTTACTGTGAGCAGCCTGTGTTTGCCCCTCAATTCCACAGTGCTGACAAGGCAGTTCTGCCACATTTTTTAGGTGCGCTTTACTCCTGTAGTAATTAAATTTAGGAATCATCATAAAAGGCTTGTTTGTTCTTGCTTTGGCTTTTCAACAAACATATCTACTTGCCAACTGGCTTGCTCTATGCGCTTACAAGCAATATCAAAATACTTAGGTTCACGCTCAATCCCTATAAATTTACGCCCCATTTGGATAGCCGCCACGCCTGTCGTGCCACTACCCATGAATGGGTCTAAGATAGTTTCAGGATTGCCAGCTTGATCTATGCACCATGACATAACAGCAAGCGGCTTTTGTGTTGGATGTACGCGATCTTCTTTGTTTGCCATGTCTTGCTGTAACATCCCAGCCCAACGCCATTTAATTCGCCTTACGGCTTTGGGAAGATTTGTCCAAGCAAGTTCACAATCTGCATAACCATTAGTGCCGTTTTCTTTGTCCCAAACAAGCCAGCAAGAAGATGGAGATACTTGGAAATAATTACCACCCCACAAAATTACTGATTTTCCCGCGGCAACAACAGCATTTATTAAATCAGAGTCAGGGGGAGATGAGTCCCAATCAGCAACCCCATAGTCTTTAGACGGTGCAACCGCTTTTCCATGTTGTTGATTAGCTCGCAGATTCTTATCTGCACCAATTCCATAAGGTGGGTCTGTAATCACCGCATCCACCTTATCTAGCGTTGGCAGTATTTCCATGCAATCGCCCAAATACAGGGTTGCATCGCCTATTTCAACTTTCATTCGGTTTAATCCCATTGTTTGCCCCCCAAGCGTATAAGAACTCCACAAAGTCGCTTGCCTGTTCCTTGGTGAACTTGCGTGTTTGCATCCCTAACTGCACAATGCCATCGCCTGACAAATTAGGTATTACTACGCCTGTTTTTATCCCGTTGTCCTTACAAAACTGATCCACCAACAACCTTTTCCAATCCTCACTTGACCACTTTGCACCCATGTGGCTTGCTTGTTTGGCTATCTCATCAATCATGGCGTGATACTTTAATTCCTGTTCTCTGGTCTTGTCCGTTGCCTTGATCTCCAACACCAGATGCTTGTCTGCCTTTAATGCAGTTAGCACCTTTGGCCATAAATTGACCATCAATGCTTTAGCTTGTTCCTCAGATGTAAGCAGAAACTTCATCTCTCTTGCACCATCACGTTAGCCCCAGCAATCTCGTGATACACCTTTGTGATGTGCGCCTCCACTATCTGGCTGTCATCCAAGTAAACAATCCCATTCATAGCGTCAGTAATGCTTTTGTAGCAATTATCTATGTCAATGCGTTTGGGATATTCCTGATCCGCTAAACAAGCCTCCTTGCGCTTTTTTGAATAGGATGAGGGAACGGCATAGCGAAGGTATAAAAACACGGTTAAAGCCCCTTTTAAGGGTTCTGTTGCCCCCATTGCTTGCCTTGCCTTGAACCCTACTAGGGTTTCGTACTCCAAAGTCTTGGAATCGGTGTAGGTCTGGACAAACTGTCCCCGTCTGGCAAACCTTGGTCTGCCCTTCGGTACTGGGTCACCATCAACCGTGAATGTCACTACTAGCGTCATGTTGTTCCTTTTGTGCGTGTTCGTATCCCATTTCCCATGCGTTGATAGCAAAAATAATGGTGTTGACATCACAGTTTGCTATTTTCAGCATTTCAATCATTTCATCTTTGCTCATGTAGTTCCTTTAAACAACCAATGTCACATCTTGCTTAGGCAATATCAACCCAAAATCATTTATAAATAAACTGCTAGTCATGTAGCGATAAATGTTTACTTTGCGCTTGGAAGTCTCTTTCCATGTGTTTTTGTGGCTTATGCCTTGGCGGTCACCCACTTTGACCCATCCCATTTGCTTCCAAAAGAAATTGCTTGGCAAGTCATCGGCACAGCCACAAGCAAAGTCTTCTATGCCTCTAAGGTTTCCATGCGCTATGCCCGCGCTTAGTAACGCCTGACCCCGTTGGATTAATCTGGCATCTTCTTGGATGCAAATCTGGTTAACCTTGGAATACTTGCCGTAGCTAAACATCACAAACCCAACCAATTCATTGTTTTCCACACAAACAAACAGTTTGTCGTTACAGGTATTACTCCATCTCTTACCACCCTTAAACCCAGTAATGGCAGCCTCATAAGCTATCTTAGGAATAAAACCAAGGCACAGACTTTCCTTTTTGGAAAGACTCACGATATAGGTTATATCTTCAAGAGTTGCTCTGCGAATCATTTTTTAACTCGTTAATTCGTTGAACAATCAAGATACCGAGAGTAGGAAAATCCGACTTCAACGCTTTGCTCATGTGTCTGGCATGGTCTATCGTGCCTTTGTTCATTGCCATCAGAGCGTAGTGGTTGGCTAAATACTCCACAAAGGTCACCTGTTGCATATAAGGCTTGATTTGTGACAAATATGGACATGGGTTCTCTGTGGGTTTTGATTCGGTCAAGGATGGCATGGGCTTCAGTCTTGGTCATACAAATAAAAGCTCCTGTTTGTTAACAATACCGCCAGAGTCATAATGTTTTGAATCTCCCTTGGGATATGGCATAACGGGGTATTTGAGTTTTGAATTAAGTTCTTTTTTATCTCGTTTATTGCCTACAAAGTAAATATATCGGTGTTTTCTAGAACGTTCCGTGTAATAAAAATCATCTCCATGTTCTGCTTTAATCTCCTCTAAAGTCATGCCATCGCTTATTGTTTTTGAGTGTTTATGCTCTTGGCCTTTAATAGTCCAATCAACCCTGTTGGCTGATAACCCCGTATAAAAAAAGTTTGTCGATTGATATACATAACCCACATGGCCTTGGGCTGTATCAGCATAGGAAACCACAATTGATGGCTTGGGCAATAGTTTCATACTGTTAGCCACCAAAAATGATGCCCAGTTCTTTTCATTGGTTTCCAAGCAAACTCTGTTTAGTTCCAATACCTTACTGGAATATTCTTTCCCACAAATACCCATGCACAAGGCAGGCGAGGCGGGTATTCCATAAGTTATGACACCAACAAGGCTTGATTCCTCGTATAAACCAAAGGCAAACATAATCTGTGGCATACGCTTGGCATAGTGCTTTTGAAGCAACCAAGGTTCAGTCTCTTCGTTTTTAATAGGTAGAACTTTCAAAAGTCCTCCTTTTCGTACCACTGTTGTACGGTCTGGCTAACAGGCTTGGCAACAATAGGCTTCTTGTAATCGCTAGAGTTCTTTTCCCATTGGTGCTTAGAACATTTGGGCTTGTCACCGCTTATGTGGACAGACCAACGATTTGGGCAACCTTGCACAGAACACATCAAGCGTTGCATTTCGTCAAAACCGTTATCTTGACTTTGGTTGTTTTTAAAATTAGTTAGTGCCATGATATTTTCCTTCCACGATTTTTGCGAAATTACTGGGTTTAAGAATCCACTCTAGGTCAGCCACAAAAGCGCGACCATCTTTGCTATTGACTTTGCCTGTCAAGAACCGAGATGTACCGATGTGGTCAAAGAACTCTGCAAACCAACCAAGAATGTCTGGTGCGCCTATTTCCTTGGTCTTGGATAGTTCGTCAGCAACCTCACGCCATCTTTGCCGTAAGTAGCCTTTACGAGCATCGTTCCAGACTTCTACTTTGCGTAGCGTTGGTAAGTGCTTGTGGTAAAGGTCTATGACCCCTTGGTGATTACATTTTGGTAAACCTGTTTCCACCTCTGGTTCACCGCTAGGTGGACATATATCTCCATTCCTTTCCATTTCCTTTCCTTTCCTTTCCTTTCCAGTAGGTAGGGCTACGGGAGTAGTGTGGGAGGAATGTAGTAAATCACATAACCCTTTGATTTTGCTAGAGGTTTTCTTGTTGATTACCTGATGCTTTTCAAAGTTAACAATGTGACCATAAATCTTGCCATCTGTTCCTTGATGTAGGCTTATGTAACCGATAGAGGATAACTCCTGTATTAGTACAGTAGTAGTGATTGACAATTCTCTTAATGGAAAAATGTCAGATTCAACAAGTTTTGGATTGGCATTAAAAAAGCCTTCATCATCACAATGGTTTAGCAAGCCAATAGCAAGTAAACAAGCCTCAGATGAAACACTAGCCAATGATTCATCACGCCAAAATTCTGGTTTTATAGTTCTAATTCTTGCCATATTCAGTCCTTCATTCTGTTATGACAAATGCCACAAAAATACAAAAATGTCTTTTTGCCACCGTATTTAAATTTTGCTCTAGCTATTTCGGCAGCATCATGGACAACATAAAACCCCAAATTGGCTAAAAATCTTTTAATACTTTGTAACCAATTTCTATCCATGCCAGTTTTAAAACTTCCTGTATCAATAATCTCTGCTATTTGCCACATTTCCAAATCAATTCGGTCTTGTTGCATTTGCATAATTTCGTAATACCCCTTTAATTGGGCTTCTTGCTCCTCAACATATTTTGCTTTTTCCTTCAAACTTTGAGGAATGTTGGTTAACAAATTAGCACCTTTGCCAATATTGCATGGTTGACAACTAGTTATTAAATTGTCTATGGCATTAGTGCCACCTTCAACAACTGGATGTATGTGGTCTATTTGCAAAACTACTGATGGAGGCGTAGCTCCGCAATAGACGCAACTAAATTCATCACGCTTAAATACTTCAAAGCGTAACTTTTTACCAATGGCTTTTCGCATGTTTTTTCCTTGTAAAACCCTTGTATGAAAGAACCATCGGCAGAAGTACAAGGAACTCTTTTCGGTCTGCTCATGACTTCAGACCTAGCCGCGATTCAACTTATCTTAACTCAACTAAACCAACTTGGTTTAAGCACCTTTAACTGCCATATCCTCTGTTGAGGAACAGTTACCCATTGGGAAACAGCCGCTTGGCTTATACCCAATAACTTGGCAAGATCACGCTGTGAGCCTGCTAATGCAATAAACTTTTGTTTGTCCATAAGCAAGATTATACATAAGTTGCCTAAAAGCCACACTAGGGAAACTACCTACAAAATAATTGTTGACATAGCGATAAGTGCGCTTATACTTCTATCCATGCCCTAGCAAAACGCACAGGGTCTTTTAAGGAAATTAAGATGATGAATTGCAACTGGATGGTTACTTTAGCGGTTTCTCAACGCAAGGCTTTAATTGGTTTTGGTTATACAAACCAACAAGTTAACGCCATGAGTTTGGCTGATACAACCCAAGAATTAAAAAATCTTGGTTACAACTTCAAAACCAACTCACCATTAAAAAACAAATAAATTAAACGGGGCGCAAGCCCCATTAAGGAAACACCATGATTGAAAATTACGCAGACGAACACAGCGACTTTGACCGCATGACTTGTATGTGCGACTACACAGAAGTTGATTGCTTCTTTGACTCCTACACCGACAGCTTGCACTTTGCCTACATAGGTGGGCAGTTAGTCACCGAGATGTTGCGTGACACGGTCATCCAAGACTTTGAGCGCCAATACATCAAGGCTTGCAAAGAAGAAGCATACAACGACAAACTTGATTTAATGATTGCTAACTACGAACTCAAAAAGGAACTCGCATGAAACTCGACAAATACTCTATCCACGCTATTGATGGACCGTACAAGGTCACTCCATCCTTGGCTGACAAGGTGATCTTTTGGTTGTCTGGCTTTGGTGCAGGCTTTATCTTTGCTTTACTTATTACAGGAAACTAAATGAAAAACATCTCTACGGCATTGGTCAAAGCACAAAAGGCGTTTGCGCCTGCTTTAAAGACCGCTACAAACCCTCATTTCCGCAGTAAGTATGTTGACCTAGCATCTTGCGTTGAGTCTGTTATAGACGCTTTAAACGACAACGGCATATTTCTATTCCAGACCACCTCAGAACATACGGACGGCATTATCTGTGAGACTAGTTTTCTCCACGAGTCTGGTGAGCGCCTAGATTGTGGCAAGTTGTTCTTCCCAGCACCCAAGCACGATCCCCAAGGGTTCATGTCGTGTTTGACCTATATCCGTCGAGCGTCTTTGATGGCCGCCACATCGCAAGCCCCAGAGGATGATGACGGTAACGCTGCCACAAAGAAACCAGTAGCCAAAGAAGAGAAGGCAAACCATAACCTGATGCAAGACCACCTTACCGCTATCAGCGAATCCACCACATTGGAGGAACTCCAGACACGGTTTAAAGAGGCTTACAAGTCCGCAGGGACTGATAAGGAATGGTTAGAGGCGGTTACTGGTGCAAAAGATTTAATGAAAAGGAAACTCAAATGACTGAACAAGTAGAACAACGTTCGGATGCCTGGTTTCAGGCCAGATTGGGAAAAGTGACCGCCTCACGGGTAGCAGATGTGATCGCCAAGACCAAGACGGGTTACAGCGCAAGCCGTGATAATTACATGGCGCAATTGATCTGTGAACGTCTTACTGGTCAACAAGGTGAATCGTTTACTAACAGTGCCATGCAATGGGGTGTGGACAACGAAGCCCTAGCAATCAGTTGTTATGAAAACGCCACCAATGTCTTGGTTGAAACCGTAGGGTTTGTTAACCATCCAACGATTGAGATGGCAGGCGCTAGTCCTGACGGTCTTGTTTCGCTTTTTGGAGCCATCGAATGCAAATGCCCTCAGAGCAGTACGCACATTGATACCTTATTAGCTGACAAGGTGCCATCTAAATACATTCCGCAGATTCAGTGGCAACTTCGCTGTTGCGAGCGTCAATGGTGCGACTTCGTATCCTTTGACCCTCGCCTACCCCAAGACCTTCAATTGTTTGTAAAACGTGTCGAGTTTGATGCGCCTTATGTAGCAATGCTAGAAGAAGAGATTATCAAGTTCCTTGCCGAACTGGATGACAAAGTAAATAAATTAACCAACTTGAAAGCAAAAAATGTCTAAAACCCAATACGAAATCAGCGTTATCACAGGTAAATACACCAACAAAGACGGTCAGGAAAAGAACCGCTACATGCGTATTGGATCGGTGATCGACACCAAGAATGGACCAATGATTAAATTTGACTGTATGCCTATTATGGAAGGCGGTTGGTCAGGCTGGGCATACATGAATAAACCTAAAGACCAAGCATCCAAGGATGATTTCGGTGACGTTGAGTTTTGAGCAGCGCAAGAAGGATTGGTGGGAGTGGCATAAAGCCAACCCTGCCGTCTGGGAATACTTTGAAAAGTTTTCCCTAGAAGCTATCCAACGGGGTAGGAAAAAAATCAGCCATTGGCTAATCATCAACCGAATCCGTTGGGAAGTTTCTATCCTTACCACAGGCGAAGACTTTAAGATAAGTAACGACTACATTGCCTTTTACGCTCGGTTATGGATAGCCCTATACCCAGAATATAAAGACTTGTTTACCATAAAAAGAATGATTGGAGAGACATGACCCATATCACAGACTTTGCCATCCTAATGGGGCAAATCGCTTTGGCGGTATTCATCTATTATTTTTGGAGGCACTATGCTTGAAGAAACGCCAGAAGAACGGGAAGTATTTAGCGCCATGGAGCAAAGTTCTGTAAGAAAAGAAACTATCCGACAAATGGATAAATACCAATCCATCATGGAAGAACTAGCCCTAGCGCGTATGTTGATACGCGAACTGGGTGACCGATTGGCT